CCGCCGCGGCGCGATACCGGCGAAGGATGCCGAAGCGCCCTATGGTCGTTGACGCCACCTGGATCACCGGCTAAGCGCCATTTGACCCGAGCGGGTGTAGCTCAATGGTAGAGCAGCAGCTTCCCAATTTCCCGCGCTCATGAATTTTCAATCACTTACATAGCGCATCAGTTCCAACATCGAACAATTTACGCACGCTGTTGGAACGCTCCAGATGCGCATTTCCAGGTTGTTAAGCTTTCGGGACCAACTCCGTCGCGATGAAAAATTCCGCATTGATCCAAGCTGCTGACAGACTTCGTCGGGCAGAAAATGCAGCACAGGCATTGGCATCAGCACAGTCTTACCAGCAGGCGGAAGATGCCTGGAGCACGTTCCTGTTGAACGCCAACGCGATCTATTCGAAGCTCGAGCAAGGCGCCAAAGGACATGGATCCAGTGAGGCATGGTTCGGCCGGATGAAGAGGGAGCGAAAGAAGGATCCTCTTCTGTCTTACCTGCACTTTGCACGCAATTCAGACGAGCATGGCATCTTGCGGGTAACGGAGACCGTGCCTGGGAGCGCCACCCAATTGATCAAACCGGGCTTCGGCGAACGACATATGATCACGCTGACACCTGCCGATCGTTTTGGGAACCCAACCGGCGAACCGGTGCCTGGGATCATGTGCGGACCCCGGCTTAAATGCGTCGCAGCCCATGATGATCGTTATGGCGATTTCAGAGATCCGCCCGAAACGCATCGTGGCGAAAGGATTGTTTGCCCCAGAAGCGGCGTCGCCGGAGGCGATTATCCCGACATTCTTGCAGACCTAGCTGTCGGCTACCTCAGTCAGCTGGTTGCTGACGCTCGCGCGCTTCAATCTGCATAGCGACATAGATGCGCCGGACCAGGTCGCCCATATCCGCGCCCAAAGGAAACCCCTTCGCTTCATCAATTCCGGCTTGCATCATTTCATCAGTAATAACGATCGGTGCAATTGCATCAGCGCCGTTGCCGGCAGACGTGCTCACCATGTTATTCACTCCATATATCCAAATTTGACGATCCCAGACTCACCAGGCGCGAAAGCGGGCCGGGAGGCTACCATAGTGCCTCCGCACCCCAGAACGCGCTCCACGGCCCGGAAATCGCATCGCATCGATCAGCTGCCGGTATAGCCCTGCAGGTTGCAATAAACGCCGCCGGTAACCGCGGTCAGGGTGACGATCTCCGTCAATGTATTGGCGGTGCCGCGCAAGGGCGGCTCGAAATTGATCGTCGCCCCCGACAGATCCATTGCCGCCGTCTGCAGTCGGCCGCGCCAAAGCACAGTGCCGGCGGCTCCGTCCCTGATCGCCAGCTCGGTCGCGGCGCCGAGCGTGTCGTGCGAACATTGCATCGACATCACATAGTTGCGCACCGACGCCCCCGAAGCGGCCTTCACCGTCACGGCCGTCGCGCTGTTCACGATCCCCCCTGATGCCGCCGCATAGATCCATGAGCTCGCCGCCGGTGCATTCTGCACGATCTGGGATCCATCCGTATCGACGCGCAACGCGCGGAGGGTGGCGGCGGGATCTTGTCCGGCGACCTGCACCGCGTTGATCGACGCGGGCTTGCCGATCGCGCCGTTCATCGAGCCACCTTGAGCGAAGGCTCCCACCGGCCGCAGAACAATCGCCATCATGGCGAGCAACAAAATCCCTGCGAATTTTAGCAATCTCATGATCCGTCCTTTCCCCAAAATTTCCACCACGGCCGAACCGCCCGCGCGAGGGCGGCGCGGTGCAGATCCTCGCACGTCTTCACCAGGCGAGCCGCGCCGCCCTTGTCGGCATTGGCGCTCTCGAGTTGTCCCGTCTGCTGGACGCCGAACACCTGCCAATCGCCAACGACATTGCCGGCAGGCAGCGGCGCGCCGGACGTTTCATTCAGCAGCCCGCTCGCATTCAGCAGCTCCGCACAGTGCGGCACATCCCGCGTCGCCACGGTAGCTGCGCATCCCGCACAGAGCCCGAAGCCCAGCATCGCGGGCAGCAGGCGTAATCTGGGCATCGCTGCCCGTCGCAGATCGGATCGCATCGATCCCTCCCTTCACATTGATGTGGATTTGCGCGCGCGCCTGGTCGACGGCCGATCGCTCACGCAGGGCAGCGACGCCCGCATCGGCCGCGGCGCTGGCCTGGCCGACATCGACCTTCGCCTGCGTCGCCTTGCCCTGTTGCCCACGCCAGACCAGCACACCCGCCAGCACCGCGCAGAGCAGCGCGAGCACGACGATGACGCCGAACACGCCCCATTTCTTCCAGTCGATAATCATGCCACCCCCTTTATCTTTTCGAGCGTCCGCACGCCGAAGGTGGCCCCGCTGTAAAGCAGCACCTGGACGAGATAGCCGTCCGCCAGCGGCGCCCCGAGAGCAGGCCCCCCGAGCAGCGCCCAGCCGACGCCGAAGGCGACCAGCCAGTCATGCGTCGGCCGAGCGAGACGGACATAGAGCTGGAATGCTTTCGTCTGCCGGACCTCATGATCCGGCGTGACGATCGCGGCCGCGACGTCGCTCACGCGACCAGCTCGAAATGAGGGCCATCGATGAAATCGGGACCGGGATGGCGCTGCGTATAGGCTTGCACCGCCTGGCGCATCGACACGTCCGTACCGGTGCCATAGTCTGCCAAGGTGCGATCCCAGACGCCTCCCCAGCGGATCCGCGATGCCACGCCCAGCCGCGTCGCCACCCGGTCGATCGCGCTCGCGATCTGGTAGAGCGGCTCCCATTCCCAACGGAAGGAACCGGCGATCCACGGTACCGCATCGAAGGCATGCGAAAATCCGTCCGCCTGTTTCAGATGCTTGCTCTTGAGCGTTTTCGTGACGCCGCGGCGTAGATATTCCCGCTGGCGCTCGGCACTGCGCAGCCCCTCATAGATGCCGAAATCATCGGCACTCTCGCCGATCGCCGCCGTCGCCACATCGCGCAGCACCGGATGACATCCCTGCAGGTTGAGCAGCGACTTTGCCCCGAATTGAAAGCTCATGGTTTCACCCCCGATGTTTGAAGACGCAATTCAACCTCGGCCAGGGCGCGCTGCAGATCCTGCCGCAGATCGCCCGGGCCATGAAGCATCAGCAGCGTTTCCAGCTGCCGCACGCGATCCGACAGCGCGTCGACATGCTCGGCGCACCGCTCCTCATTCTTGACGATCGTTTTTTTGAGGTCCGCGATCGTGTCGTCCTTGGCCTGGCCGAGGATCCCCCACATGAATTTGCCGATGACACCCCAAAAAGCAGTGCAGGCGACACACCCCGCCGCAAAGGCCATGGCGAGCATCCCACCTTGCTCGCCCGTATAATCAAGGCTCATCGCCGACGTCCCCCGATGCCGAATTGACCTGTCATGGATGGTTAGAAGCTGCGCCATGTCTCGACCCACACAGTGCCGCGCCGCTCGAATTCGATGCTCTGGCTTTCGGTGATGGAGACATTGGCCGCGCCCCGGCACGAAAGGCCGTCCGTCCCCGTTCCATGCTGGATGAAGAAGCCGCCCACGCCACCAATCAGGCGCAGGATCTTGCCTTCCACCGAAGGCCCTGTGATCGTCGCAAGGACTTCCGCAGCCGTCCGGGTGATGGAGAAGGTGTTGCCCACCCTTCCATTGATGCTGAACGTGGTGGCGCCGCCCAGCGCAACACCCTCGCGATATCCGCGGAAGCCGGGGCCCGTCCAATCGACGAACTGGTCATTGGCCAGCGCCGACGAGTAGAGCTTCCCGCTGATCGAACCCAACGGCACGAGATTGCGGATCCGCGGGATATTGGAAAAGCTCGAGCTTTCGTTTCGGACCAGGTTGGTGACCATCCCGTTCGAGACGTCGATATCGATGTCCCTGATCTTGGGCATCGTCGCGCCAGTCGACCGCAGCCAGATCGCATGGTTAGCTGCCCCAATCTTGTTGATTTCCTTGGCGGTGCCGTTGCGCAGCGTCGGGTTAACCGCGTTGGGGCCGCCGCTATAGAGAGGACCATAGGAACTATCGATCGTGAAATTCTTGATCGTGTTGTTGACGCCCTGGTCTAGGAATGTGCCCTGGAAGGCCCAGTTCGTCGTCCCGTCATCGCCCCAATTGTTGCCGCGACCATAGAAGCCGTCGACAACACATTCCTCGGCGCTCTCGGTCGGCCCCTTGTAGAGCGCGACGGCCGAGCCGAGGCAGTCGATCGCACCGCAGGCCGTCATGATGACGCTGTTGCAGCGGGCGGAAAAGCCGACATGCATGCCGCCGATCGTCCAGAGGTCATGGAAGCGCTGGCCAAAGCCGAGCTGGTGCGTATCCCAGCCGGCCAGCTTCGCGTCCTGGTGCGTGCCATGGGCGACGACCGCGCCGACCGGGCGGCCCACCGTAAAGATGTAGCTCCCCCCATTGGTGTAACCGTGACGGATCCGGCGATAGCGCGAGCCGATCACGACCAGCCCGGTATTCAGGCCGCGCTCGGAAACGCCATAGCCATAGCCGCCGAACCCGTCTGTCGCGGTGCCGTCGGACGCGGTCGCATTGCCGAAGTCATAGGCCTGGTGCCCCATGACAAGGGCATCGATGCAGCCTTCCAGGGCGATCCCGGCGCCGATGCTGTCGCGCATGCGGACATTATGGAACAGCGGCGCCAGGGCAAAGCGCGTGGTAATGACCTGGCGCGCTTCGGTCAGCGGGTCAGCGCCACCGACCGGCGCCACCGATCGATCCATGAGGCAGGTAAAATCGCTGTAGACAAGCCCCTCTGTCAGCGTGACGGGGATGAGCTCTGGCAGATCCCCGATCAGATAATCGTCAGTCAGCGGCCCATAGAGCGTGATGGTGGCGCCCGAAATCGACTTGATCCGGACATATTCACCCTTGAGCTGCGGATCGAAATTGGGCGTGTCGTAATAGGCCTGGCTGGCGATGATCGCATAAGTATCAACTGCGAAATTCGCCGCATGAGCGACGTTCGACAGCGTGATCGTCGTGGAATGCAGTGGCGCGTTGTTGAGGTAATAGCCCTGCCGGACGGGCAGCGTGTAGCTGTTGGCGAATAGTGAGCCGGCCCCGACCTTCTTGAACACCGTTTCCCGGCCGACCCCGCGAAAGGTCGCACCAGGATTGATGAGCGAACCGGCAACCGTATAGGTTTCGCCAAGGCCATAGCAGCCAACGCCCTCAGAGCGAGCAGCCGCCAGGGCAGCGATAATGGCATCAGTGTCATCGATGGCAGGGCTGGCGCGGGCGCCGAAGTCGCGGAGGCACAGGCGGTCGCCCAGCTTTTCGCCGACATTGCGATCCGCGGAATAGCCGATCAGCGCAGCCCCGATCAGCCGGTTGGCCAGATCGGTGCGCAGGCCGGCGTCGGCCCCGGTGCCGCTGGACTGGATGGGCTGGCCGTCGGGGCCGAAGGCAAGGAACTTGCCGGCACGCGATGCCGCCGACGGCAGGACGTTCGACTGCTCGCCATCGGGAACCAGCAAGGCCCGCGCCGTCGTGTCGTCAATGCGATCGTCCTGTTCCTGGTCGATCATCATCGCGCGATCGAGCGCGCTTTCATGGCTGGCCGCGGGGAAGCGATCGGAGTTGGTATATTCCGCGACCTGCGTGCGCAGGGTGCTGCGCCGGATCCGCAGGCGCGCACCCGCAACACTTGCCCCCAGCGTCAGGGCGCCGCCGCTATCAGTCCCGCCGCCCGTGACAGAGAAATCGACATCCTCGGCGAGCGGCAGCACCGTTCCGTCGGCCAAAACACGGGTGACCGCCAAGGCACCGGACAGGAAGCGGAACGGCACCGCAAAGGTCAGCGTCACCCCATTTTCGAGATAATTGATATTGGACGGCAGCGATGCGACGGTCATTGCATGGTCTCCCCGAACATGTCTGTTAGGTCAGGGGCGCGATCCGGTGCCGTCTCACCGGGAGCCCAGAAATAGGGTTGGCCGAGCTTGGCGGCTGCACGTTCCGACCGGCTCCAGCTCAATGGGTAATTGGGGTCCGCCAGCTTCTGAAGCTGGTCGAACAGCAGCCGGTCGGCGACCAACTGCGAATACCAGATGTTTTGGCCTGGGATCATGTCGCGCCCTTGCCGATAGGCCTCCGCACCGATGTTCGTATCCACCTCTTTGCCATCAGCCATCTGATCGAATGCCTGCCCAGCGTTTCCACCGATCAGATTGATTGACGGGTCTACGATGCTACCGATCGTCGGCCCCGCGGCATAACCCAGCACCGTGCCACCCGTGCGGCTGCGTCCGCCCAGCCCAGCCTGAATGAAATCGCCCGCCATTCCCGCGCCGCCGCCCTGCATGAACGCAGCGGCCCACGTGCGAGGATCATCCCACTTGGGAGGATCCTTTCCAGCAAGGATACCCTTGGCTGTCAGCACAGCCATGCCGCCTAACGTCAGGAACAGCGGCAACGTCAGGCCGTAGGCACTCCGGCTCATGCCGCCCCGTCCATAAAAGAACCGCTGCCAGTGCGTCATGAGTGCGATGACGGAGTAAGTTTTGAACTGAGTACCTGACCGCACCAGCTCGCCGATCACCGTGCCGCGCTCCACCGTCATTGCGCCGCCGAATGTTTCCACGGCGGTGGACGCACGCAGGCTCTCGCCCGGAACGCCAAACCGCGTCTCGCTGTCGATCATCTCGCCGATCCGGACAGCGGCATCAAACGCGCGATCGGCATCGACGTCCGTGCGCGAAGCGACATCCCCGGCACGGATCATCTTCACGCCGTCCTGATCGGTGACGGGCGTATTACGGATCACGTCCCAGCCGTCCGCATCGATGCCATAGCGTTCGAACCGCAAGCGATCGGCATTGTCCAGTTTCGCCCAAGGCTTGGCCGCATGATCGGCAAAGTCCATCATGAAACTCAGACCGATCGCCTGCTTTGCGGCTTGCGTGTGGGGGGCAAGCAGCGATGCATCCATGACCGCGCTGGCGGCACGACGCGATGCTTCATGCAGGTTCAGGCGCATCGCCTCACCCTCGCGCCACATCTGCTCGGTCCGTACCGTCATCTCATTGAAAACCAAGCCAGCGTGTCGCGCCGCTGCCCGGCCGTCCGGCCCCGCCATCGCGCCAAAATAATTCCGCGTCATTTTCGCGACATCCAGCCCATTGAACTTGGCCGTCATGCTTCCGAAAACAGGATCACTTCCCAACGCCGAGATGGTGGCGCCACCCAACTTCGTCGCGACATTCCAGTTGCGCAGGCCTGAGAAGAACCGGGCAGTCCCACGGTTATCGGGCGACGGCATAGCCAACGCCCCGGTATACATGCGCCACATCCGGTCAGTCGTTTTAGCGGCCTTTGCGGCTTTTTTCTCCAGCTTCACCGCCTTGCCGCCTTTGGGCGTGGGCAGGGCATCCTGCCGGAGCACGTCGCCCAGCCACCGCACCGTCAGCGCCGGATTGGGGCCAAGGATTTGCATCGCCGCTATCTCGCGGGTCATTCCGTCGATATGGCCGGTAATGGCCTCGAACGGACCACCCATGCCGAACCGCTCATTGTAGGCCAGCCAGTCGTCGGCAGATTTAAATTGCAGGAAACGATGGTCGGCCCGGCGGTTCGCCATCTTGCCCGATCCGCCGGGCATGCCGGGCGTGACCTTATCCAGCCCCTGGCTGGTGATCGTATCCCATACATCGTCCAGAACTTCGCTCAGCCGCTCGGCCGAAAAGGGCAGGCCGTTGTCATGATCGATCATCCGCTCCGCATCGAGCAGGGGAGTGATGAATTCTTTCCACGGGTCGCGCTTCGCCTTGGCGATGCTCAACGCGTCATGGCTTTGCGGCAGGCCCCAGCGATCCAGCTTGGCGATACTGCCGCCCGCCTCGTTGAACATCTGGCGCAGCCATTCGAATGTGTCGGTGACGGCCGCTGCAATGCCCTTCGCATCAGCGCTATCGACCTTCTCACCCTTCAAAGCGCGAACGACATCGGCCATATCCACGTCGCCACCCATCAGTCGGGACAGCTTGCCGCCCATGTCGCGGCTGAATTTATCCATGAACCCGCCCATGCGCTGCCACGCCATCTGGCCCAGCGAAGCGCGGCGATTGTCGATGTTGGAGATACCCGGTACCGCTTCGTGATGATCCAGCAGGGCGATGGCGAACTGCCCGGCCTTGCCATGGCGGCTGATCCTGTCAGCGATCGCGTTAGTCCGGGTCGGGTTCCTGACGTAGTCGGTCAGCTTTTCAAGGATATCCTGCTGTGTCCGGATTTGCAGCAGCTTCTGTCGCCGGTTATTGACCGCCTGAAATTCCAGCGCGTCCATCGCATCCCGCGAAGCCGCGTCGATCGCGCCGATCTCGCCCAGAACCTTCGCATGGGCGGAACGCAGCCGTTCATATTCGGCCTCGAACCGTTCCGCCCGCTTGGCGTCGATGACGCCCTGTTCCTGCAATTGGGCCAGACATACGGCAAAGCTCATCCGGTTCCCCCATCGTCATTGTCGGCATCCCGCACGAAAGCGGCGATCCGCTGGCGATCTGCGATCGCAGCCACCTTCGCCACGATGCTTTCCATGGCATCGACCGACACGCCTTCGCGCCACGCCATCGCGCGCGCCGCCGCCAGCAATTCGCTGTTGCTGCTGTGGATCATGGGGACCGTCGCCATCAGAACATCTCCCCGCGCAGGGAGGCCGGGCGCTGGAACACCCGCGCCGTCTGATGCTTCGCGATCTTCTTGTTGATCGGGTTCCAACCCCACATTTTGAGCAGCTTCCCGATCCGATACCGGGTCGGCCAGTCGATATCCTGCAACCCGATGCCGTCTGCGGCCTGCTGAATGGTCGTTTCCGCGCGACCCTCCAGCCAGATTTTCAGGGGATCGGCCAAAGGGTCGCCGCTATGATCCCCCTCCGCATCGGCGATAACCGGGGGCAGGCCGACCTGCACCCACAGGTTGCGCGCCGCCTGCGGCCCGAACAGCCGCCGCGCCTCCCGCACGACGCTGACCCCGGCGAGCAGCCGGGGCGGGTCGAGATCGGCCGAAACCATCGGCGGCGGGTCCATGTCGTGCATGACATAACGGCCCGTGCGGCGAAGCTCGGGCAGCACCTCAGCCGTGACCCATTTGCGGAACCGCTCCGCCTCTTCCTTCCGGCTCTTGAAGATCGCGGCGTACATGCCGCTCTCCGAGACGATGCTCATTTCCTGCGGCGAGGAGGGGGTACTCACAATATGAGTACCCCTCTCATCCTCATGCAGATTGCGGACCATGTTGCCCGCATCGCGATAGCCCAGCGCCTTCGCCAGATCGCTGGCGACGAACCACGGGTCGCCCGCGATCATGACGACGCGGACGGGATCTTCTTCGAACTGATATGAAACAAGCGCAGTAAGCATGGACGATCTCCAGTAGAAATCGTCCGACCACAGCTGACCAATAGCTTGGTGGCCGGACGTGCCATGATTGGTCTTACCGCCTACTGGAGCGGCGCCCCCGAAGGAGCTCACGACACGCCCGACCATAAAAATCCGCGCCCACACTGGGCGTGTGGCGCGGGCTGCGCCAGTAGATACAGGGAGACCAATCCCTTGTCTGGATTTTGCCAGACGCCGCCCGCTATACTCGCCCTCGACTCGACGAGCAAGGGGGGCTGCTCGATGCTGATTTTTCTCGGATATTTGTTCTTCTGCGGAACGCAGATCGACAGCCTGTCGCGCTTTGCCTTTGGCTACCTGCTCGCGGCGGCCACAGGCTGGGCGTTTGCCGCTGTCTATGTGAACACTGGCGGCCAACTTTACCCGCTGCCGATCGCAGCCACGGCCGCGTTCTGGTTTGCTTGGTTTTCGGCATTCTACGCTGCGGGTTGCGCCTTTGTCCGTTGGCTGCGCAGGCGATCCGCAAGACGATTGCAGGAATAGCATCACAGGCACCCCCTGATCGCCGCGAGCGCCGCATCTTCCGCGTCCAGTTCGGCCAGGATGACCGTCGCGCTTTCGGGCAGCGCCACCGCCGACCCGTTGCGCTCGACAATGCCGGAGGCGGCGAAGGTCAGGCCGTCCAGGTGCCCGGCGTCGATCGACGCCTTGATGTCATGGCCCAGCGTCATTGCCTGCTCGATCGGGGCGGACCCCGCCGGATCGGCGAACCGCGCCGCCCCGCGCGCGGGCAGCGGGTCGGCACCGCCCATCGATGCCGCCGCCGGTTCGGGCGCGGCCATCCGCTCGACCGGCGCGCGCGGCGCGGTGACCGCCTCGATCGCGCGCTCGACCCGGCGGACGCGACGGCTGTTGACCAGCGCAGCGCCCGCGGGCGTCAGGTCGCCCGTGCCGCTCAGCGCATCGACGGCATAGCCCTCATCTTCCAGCGCGTCATACAGGCGCGTGGCCACGCCCTGCCGCCGAAACTCCGGCTGCACGAAGCTTCTCACCTCGGGGAAAGTCTCGCGCGCCTCGGCCGTGATCGGATATTGCACCGCGCCCCGCGCCACCCCGTCCGCATCGCGGAACACCGCCGTCGCTAGCTGGCCGTCTTCGACCCGCACCGATATGCCCGGCTCGCCGCGCGCGGGCTGAAATGTCAGGATGGAGGCGGGGCCTAGTCCTTCATCGGGCGCGGCGTCCTGCGCCACCGTCGCCCGCACGAACTCGGGCTTGCTGTCCACTTCGGCGATCAGCAGCCGGGGATCGATCCCCAGCATCTCCGCCTCATCCGCCGCCTGCGCCACCCGCCACGTCGCCTCATCGGGGAACAGATCGCGCCGCAGGTCGGGCAGCACCGGCTCATCGGGCAGGTCGGCCCATTCGGCAGGCGCGATATCGTCAGCCATGGCGGGCAGTTCGGCGGACCGCACCGGCCCATCCTCTATCCCGGTGCGCCGCCGGAAATTCTCGACATAGGCGCGCGTTTCGGCGGGGAGATATTTCTCCCAATTATCCGGCTCGCCCGCGCGCGCCGCCCGCGCCATTGCGCCGCGCAGCCCTTTGCCGCTGCGGGCGCTGCCGGGACCTGCATTATAGGCTGCGGCAGCCTTGGCCGGGTCGCCAAACGTATCCAGCTGCTTTTTGAAATAGGCTTGGCCCAGCGCCTCATTATAGGCGTGTTCGCTGCGATAGCGGGCGTCATCCCATGGCAGCCCCGCCAGTTTCGCCGCCTCCTTTGCCGTGCCGGGCAGAACCTGCGCCGGGCCGATTGCACCCTTCGGACTGGTCAGGAACCGGCCCTGCTTATCGGTACCGCCCTCATTGCCGATGATCGCCCGCCACATCGTCGCCATCGGTGGCGGCGCAACGGGGCGGGCCGGAGAGGGGACGGCGCCCCCCTCAATCCGGTCCGCCGCCGCGCGCAGGCCCCGCTCCATACGCGTAAAATGCGCATGGTCCCCCGCCGGGCCGCGAACATAGGGACTCGCATCGGCGATATTTTCTGTCCGCTCGATCACATTGACGGCGGCGCGCTCATCGGGCGTCCAATTCTCCTCCGGCACGACCTTGCGGAAGGCGTCGACCGTCGCGCGATCGGACAGGTAGAGGTGCGCGCCCTTGCCGATCGCGCCGCCCACAAAGCCAAAGCCGCCCTGCGCCGCCACATCGAACGCCGTGTCGCCCGGGGTCCGCTCGACGCCGAGCCGTTCCGCTTCCTTGCGCACGAACGGCTCGGCCGCGATCGCCGCGCCCGCATTGACCGCGCCCTCTTTCAGACCGGTCATGATGATCTGCCGCGCCGCGCCGCCCGCCGCGCCGCCGACCGGGATGAAGGCCGTCAGCCATGTCTCTGGATCGTCCCAGCTCGCGCCGATCGCGCCGATGAAGGAGCCGACCTTGCCCATGCCGGTCAGCCGCTCGGCTGAGAGGCTGGCCTTCTCCATGTCGGCCCGCTGCCGCACCGTCGCCGCCGCCGTCAGGCTGGCGTCGTCATGCACATCGTCATGGCCCTTGATGAGGCCCTTCGCCCGCGCATCGGCCAGCGCCCGCCAGAATTGCTGGCTGCGCTGATCCTTGCCATTGCCGCCGAGCGTGGCCATCGCCTCGCTTGTCAGGCCGAAATCGCCATAGCCGCCCTTGCGCAACTGGCCTGCGAGATCGCGATATATGTCCGTGCGATAGCGGATGCCGTTCGATCCGGTATCCGGCCCCGTCTGCGCGACATTATAGCCCACGCCGATGCCGCCAAAGAAACCGGTGTCCTTGGGGGCCTCGGCGATCGGCGTCGGGCTGGGGCGGACCTCTACGCTCCAATCACCGCGAGGATTGCGGGGGTCCGTCATTTGCCGTTCCACGAGAAATAGACGGTGAAGTCGGTGCCATCCTTCGCCTTCAGTGCGCGCCCAGCGCTATCGACCATCGCATATCGATCGCCGCCAACATTGACGGGCGTGTAGTAGCGACGGATTTCGGCGGCGGAGACGGTGCCCCCGCTCGAATGTGCACCCGTCATATTGCGTCGGGAGAACTCTCTATCGAAATCTTCCTGGCTCATCCTGTAGGGAAGGACGATCTTCTTGCCGTTCCACTCTCCGACGCCGCCCTGTTTCACCCCGTTGCGCGCCCAGGTGCCGCCTAGTGCGCGGTGCAGTGCTTCATCCCAGATTTCGTCTGTGAGCGCCTTTGCTCGCCTTTCAACGACAAGCGTATCGGCGATGCCTTCGACCGCTTGCTTAACACCGAGCTGATAGTCGACACCCATCTGAACGAGAGCACCACCGACGCTGCGCCCGAACTTGGTATCCAGCAGGGATGGCGTGACCGCGCCGGGATTGATTTTCCCCGCCGCCTCGCCGCGCAGGAGCAAGGCGCGGGATTGGGGCGTGAGCGTCGTCGCGACAATCATCAACCGGTTGCCGGGGTCGACCTGCCGAGCCGCCGCCATGGCTGCGCCGGTCGAGAAGTGCGCCAGCGCGTCGGCGACCTTGATCTGCCCGGCGAGGCCGCTTTTCGCCAGCGCCTGATACCGCTCGACATCATCCGGCCCGAGCGGCTGCGGCACCGCCAGCCCGCGGCGCTGCGCGTCGGCGACCGCATCCCGCTCGCGCTGCGCGAAGCTGGCAGGGTTGGCATCGTCCAGCGCCGAGGCATAATTCGGCTCGGCCTCGCGCATTTTCGTCCGCAGCGTGTCGAGCTGCTCATGCTCGGTCACCAGATCAGGCTTGCTCCGCCAGTCGGCGGTGCGCTCGATCACACCCATGCGCTGCGAAATCTGCCCGGCATCAGCATTGCCGTCGCCATATCGAGTGTTGATCTCCGCCTTCACCGCGCTGGCGCGGAAGGTATAGGCGCGATCGGGCTTACCCTCTGCCTCCGCTCGCTCCGCCGCTGCGCGCAGCGCGTTGGGATCGACGGCACCCCCATCATCCGCCTGCAATTTTAGCGCATCTTCCGCGTTGGTAGCGAGTTGGGCTTGCTCGCGCGCCACCCGCTCGCCCGCAATCCTCTGGCGATCGATGGCGGCATCAGCGCCGTTGCGCAGGGCGCGCATCTGGTCGGGCGAAACCAGATCATCGAACTGCCCTCTGTCGAGCAACACCTTGAGGGCAAGCGGGTTTTGCTCTCGCATCCCGCCAGCGAAGCCGAGCGCCGCCGCCTGCTCCTTATAACGCAGTATCTTTTCCTGCACATCGGCAGAAAGCCCGGTCATTGCCGCCACGCCCTGACGTGCAAATTCCAGCTCTTCCCGGAACTTGCTAGGGTCAGGGTCACGCTGGAGCCGGTTGCCGACAATATCGGCCGCCGCTTGATGATCGGCCACCATCTTGCCGATGCGCGCACCCTGCTCATATTCATAGGCCGAGCCGCGCGCGCGCGCGCCGAACTGCGCCATCTGCTCGCGGGCGCTGTTAATCAGGCGTGTCTCGGTCAGTCCCTTGACAAGCTCGCTACTCTCGGCCTCCCAAGCATCGCCAATGGCTTGAGCATGCCCAGCGCCACCGGGAGCAGGCGAGTTGCGCAGATCGAGGGACAGCTTGTCCATGCGCTCGCGCGCGGCAGCGAAGCGCGCATTGAAATCGGCGGCCTCCTGATCGGCTTTCTGCTGTCTCTCGATCTGATAGGCCGATATTTTGGCGCGGTGCAGGCTGTCGCCGACCCGCCCGATGGCCGCGCCCACATCGGCGCCAAAGGCGTCAGCGTTGGCAGAGGGCAGGGCCGCCGAACGGCCAGGGCCGGACTGCTGCTGATAGCCGCGCTCCTCAATAGCCATAGCTGCTGCCCGATGGCGCGAAGGCGCGCGAAACGCGGTCCTGATTGACGACGATGCCCGTCTCATTGGCGCTGGGCGCGGAAGTGGTCCCAGATTTATTGGCAGCCCAGTCTGCCTTGAAGTCCAGCACGTTGGACGCAGCGTTCAGCATCCCGGCAGTATAGGCATTCTTGCCCGCCGCCAGCGCCTGCGCCCCTTGCACACGATAGCCGATGGCGCGCGACTGCGCCTCACGCCGGGCATTGAGCGCATCCATGGTGGCGTTGATCTGGCTTTCGGTCAGGGCGTCCAGCGCCGATCCCGTCCCGATCTGAAAGCCGTTGCCCGCCTGCGCGCTGATCTGGTTGCCCATGGCCTGCCGCGCTGCCTCGCGGATCTGCGCCACCTGTGCCGCGCCCTCGCGTTCGGATGAAATCGCGTTCTGCTCGGCAACTTTCTTGTTGTACTTTCCGGCCTCATAACCGGCCGCACCGTTGACCAGGCTGCCGACCGCCTTCACCGCGTCCGTCATCCGCCGATCCTTTCCAGCAGCATGTGAGTTTCGGCGGCCGCGCCGTAGCGGCGCAGGACGTGCGCTGGGCGCAGGCCCGACAGCATGGCGAAGCGAACCTCGCGCGACGGCCGCAGCATCGCGATCTCGATCATCTGCTGCGCATCGAGGGCGGAAAAGCTGGCGAGCAGCGCATCGGCGTCGACCGACCGGGCAATCGCCTCGATCCGATCATAGCCACAATCCAGCACACGCGCCCGGGCGAAGCGGGTGACGGCCAGATGCGCCGGTCCGATCCCATTCGCCAGTATCGCCCAGGTGATGACGTGCGAACCCCCGAAGGTCGCGCGCATCCCCAGGCACGCGACCAGATCGCCATGCCAGGAACAGGCCCACGCCTCCCCCCAAAAACCGCTTGCGCCGACGCCGCACAGCATCTCGGCATCTTCCCGCGTGGCCGGGGCGGCGAGGCCCATTTGCATCCTTTGATCGGGGTGACGCTCGATCGACAATATGTCGTCCGGGGAGCAAAGGCGCACCGACAGGCTCAAGCGTCATCTCCCACATCAATGCGCGGCATGGCGGCGACTATCGTGGCGGGCAGGGGGTCGCTGGATACGAACTCGGCCTGACCGTTCCGCGTCCAGCTGGACGAGACCGATTTGCTGCTGTCACCCGTGTAAGGCGCGATCGGCTCATCCATTTTGGCACCGGCAGGGCGGTCGAACAGATTATCGAGCTTGTCGTCGACGCCACCGACGCGGATGCCGACCGTCTCCAACACCCGCACGCCGATGCGCACAAGCCGGTGTTTCAATCCTACGCTGGTCTGCCCGTTCAGCTTCAGCTCCGGCCGAAGCGTGACGCAGCGCGCTGTGAAGGGCAGGCCAACCGTCACCCGGAAATCGACGCTCGGCACCGCCTTTTCCGGCAGGTCGAACGCGCCATCCTCGTCAACCGTGATACCATCGACCACGGCGCCGGCAGCCAGCACCGCGACCGCCTTGCCAGCCAGATGCGCTGCTCCGGTGAAATGCGTCTGCCCGGCCGTCGCCATGACGGTGAGCCCCGCATCGACGAAAAAGGCATCCTCGATCGGATCGCCGTCATCGCGCCACCTTGCCATGCGCTCGATCGACTTTACCCCGTCGCGCTCGATCAGCGCCCACAGCTCATCGTCTAGACCGTTCTGATCCGTGATACAGACGGCCGACAGGATCTTGCCGCCGCCACCCAGGATGATGCGGGCAAAACCCTTGATCTCCTGTTCGGGCGCATGAGGATGCACCGCCATCTGTCCGTCGCCGCGAACACAAAACAGCAGCTCCTCCGGCTCTTTCTGGAACGCCATTTGCAGAATACCCGTCTTGGTGACATGCCGCGACCAGACGGTGATATTGTTGGCGATGTAGCGATCCTTGGCGAAGTCATAGCCGACTTCGCGCAGCTTGCGGCCGCCGCGCTGGATGAAGATTGTCGAGCTGGCAATCTGGACAGGATAGACGCCGACCGATCCATAGAAGCTCTGGGGATCGGCAGCGATATTGTCGCCGCTCACTGCCAGCGCGCTGTTGATGGCCCCCACCGCGATCTCGCGCGATGCTGTCCCGACGATCAGCTTACGATCGCCCACGACCCATAGCGCCGGATCTTCCGTCGCCATGGTGCGCCGAAACGCCATGTCGGCGGAGATCGTGCCGCTGGCCGTCGTCGTGGCGAAATTGACCTGGCCGCCGCCATAGTCGCCGACAACACTGCCATGCACATCGAAATCCTTGATCGCGACCATGCGGCCGCCCCAGATCGTCACCAGGTTCGGCCAGCCCGCCGCAGTCGAGAAAGCCGCGTGCGACCAGCGATAGGACGCGACCGTCGTCAGGCTGCTGGGCAACTGGCGCGTGACGGTGCCGGTTGCCGACAGCCCGTCTCCCGCGACCGTTACGATCGTGACGATGCCATAGAGATCATGGACATAGCGCCATTTGACCCCATAAGGGCCATCGTCGTTGATATCCTTTGTCAGCGTCCCGTCATATTCGGAACCGCTGGTATGGATCGGCTGATTGGAGCCGGTGGTGCCGGCCGTCTCGGCTACATAGGCCCTGCCGCTCGACCGAACCATGGTGCCGATCGTGATGTCCTTCCGGCCGACTTCCCAGGCGATGATGTTCGAAAAATCCTTCGCCTCAATACGAAAGAAGGCGCCCACATGTCCGGCGTTGAAGATCGGCTGCGCCGCGGTGATGGTGACCGCCGCGCCTACATTGACGGCATTGACCAGGACCGTGCTGTTTTCCGTCGTGTTCTGATCGAGGAAGGGGCCATTCTTCAGCGTCAGATTGCTATGCGAGAAAGTCGCTGCGCCGGTTCGCGCGAGCGCCGCCAGAGGATAGGACCGGTGCGCGATGTAAAGCCGGTCATAGCTTTGCTGGAACGACAGCGCCGGCGCCGCCGTGGCGGGATAGGGCGTCGTCACTTCATAGGGTACGCCTGGAGTAGCGTCGATCTGGCCGCCATTGGTAAAGAAGCGGGCCTTCAAGTCGCCCAGCTCGATGACATAGTCCTGCGTCAGGTTGAAGCGGAAGGTCGACAACCAGGTCGAGCTTTCATCCGCAGGCCGGATATATTCGAAACCCGGTCGCTTCACGATCGGCCCTTCGACCGTCGGCACGAAATTCTCGCAGGTTTCCAGCCCGATCTGATAGATCGCGGTGTCAGTGCGGCCCATCATTCGGGGCGATAACTCGCCACCGTTGAAGCTGTTGATGATCGACCGGATGACACCCATCAGCGGCGCGGCCCCGCCATCCAGCCACCGCCGAAGCGGGCAGTTTCCCAGCCGGTCCATTCCGGAACGACAGCGGGGTTTTCACGCGCATCGACCCGTTTGGCCTGGCTCAACGCATCCTGGTAATATTGCCAGCCAGCCTGCCGGTCATAGCTGCTGCCCGCGATCCGCGTGCCGATCTGGACAGCGAGCCGCCGGGAAAAGGCGACAGCGAACAGATCGTCCCACAGCGCCGGTTCCTCGATATCCTGCAGGAACCGAATATAGACCGGGCCGATACTGTTGCAGAGGATCGATCGACCCTCCAACTGATAGTCATTGTCGGAAAGGTTGAGCACCTCGACCAGGCGCAGGCATTCCGCCGGCAAGGGAAAGGAATGGGCCCACGGATACGGCACATCATCCAGCGCCTCCGCTGCCAGCCCTTTGCGAGCCATAGCGAAATTCCACATATGGTCGCGAATGGCTGCCTGCCGACACAGCGCCCACACCGCCGCGATAGTGCGGCCGATATGCGTGTCGTCTCCGGGCGACATGATCTGATCGTCCTCGCCGATCAGCGAGGCCGCCATGTTCGCGATGGTGACATAATCCGCCATCGCCTCCGCCCCTTAGACCTGCGGCCAGGGCGCGCGCTGGATCTGCTGACTGAAGGCTTCGAGCATGATGATCGCCTCGCCTTTGGTCAGCTTGGTCTGATCGATGTTCAGCGACATCGTGTCGCTTTGCGCCTCGGCACTGCCGGCGGCGACCGTAACATCCTTCGCGGTAAGACCCGCGCCGCGCTTCATGGTGAGCTTGAACTGGGGCATGACACACTCCGGAAAAAAGAAGGTGCCGGGGCGGCTCGACGGCACCGCCCCGGCTTCGACCTGAAAGGATCAGGCCGAAATCGTGTATTCGATGTCGATGCCGCCGATGATGGCGGAGCCGATACCGGCGGTGCCGAGCGTCAGCCAGAGATCTTCCTCTGCGGTGAGCTTCGCCTGCGCCCAGTTCGCCGCTTTCGGACCCAACGCCACCGGCACATCGACCGTAGTGAGCACCTTGGCGTTGACATATTTGGTCGGCGCAGCAGTCGTACCGATCGACAACGTGGCGGTGCCGAGCGTGGTGTCAGTGATGCCGGTAATCGCCTTGACCTTCGCGCCGATCGGCAACCGACCGAGGTAGAGACGATCTGCCGCCGCCTGGGCGGTGCCAGTCGGGAAAGAGGCGGTGATGACCCGCCGCTTGGCATGAACCAGGCCGCCATCGGCCAGCTTGGGAGGGAGCGTGCCATCGGCAACGCCAACCTGTTCGAGTGCATAACGATCTGCCATGTCCTACTTCCTTGAAAGGACGAGCTTCGATGACGGGCGGGCAAACCCACCCGCCATGATCAGGCTTCGCTGTTGAGGATGATGCCGACCTTGCCGGACTGGGTACGGGAGGTCGCCACGGTCGAACTGGCGAAATACTGTTCGGCGTAGCGCTTGGTCGGCAGCTTATCGCCACCCACCGCGAACAGCTGCTCCCACTCGATCTTCGCCAGGCCGTCCTTCACCCAGAACGGGTTGCGGCGGTAGCCGCTGCCGTCGACCGTCAGGGGAGAGGCGTCGAGCATCGGATTGGACAGTTCCATTTCGATGATCGTCCACCCCAGAATGCGGGTGAAGTTGCCGGTCTGCGCGTCGATCTGGGCGCCCAGGCTCTTGAAGTCCTCCGACGTCAGCTGGACATCCTTCAGCAGATCGTCCTGCTGCTCGGCCGTCAGAACGATAAACCGTTCCTGCTGCATATCGTTGAAATTCTGCGCGAGGATCTTGCGCGCCGTGCGCAGCTTGTCCAGGTTCATGCGCTGCGCGCCCGATGCGCCGCCCTGGGTGACGGGGACAGTCATGCCGCCGGCCAGCGGGGTCAGCGTGGTGCCATCCTTGCCGGTGATCATGTTTCCATACAGACCGAACAGCGACTGATCGTCCCAATGGCGATTGATCGCGTCGCGCTGGGCAATCATGTAGCCCGAACCGATGTTGATGTTAGTGGCCAGCTTGTCGTTCCGGTCGACCAGATCGGCGACGTAGCTTTCGACCGGCTTGGTCACCCACACGCGCTCATGCGGCGTATTGGTGTATTTCGTGTCGCCGTGGCGGTCATTGCCCTTCTGGACCTTCACCGCGCCAAGAAAATCTTTCAGATCGACTTTCTCGGCACCAGCACCATCTACAGGACCGGCCGCGTGCGTATAGATCAGCGACTTGCGCTGCTGCAGCATCATTTCCAGATTGTTCTGGAACTTGGATTGAGCGGTAGTGTTGACTTGATCGGACACGATATGCCCTTTCGAAAATCGGAGTTGAGGCCAATTTGCGAAGGGCTTGCCGGACGAATGCCGGGCCACTCTATCGTTTAACGCCCGCGATCGGCGCCCCGTTCGGGGAGAGCTCCGGGCCGCGAAGGGCTTGCCAGAGACTTAAAGTGTCGGGGAGATCGACCGATCCCCCCGAACCGGAAGCCGTTAAATCTCAAAGCGCGACTCGCCTGTCAAGCGCGCTTTTTGGCCTCCTGATCAATCACATCGTTCAACCGATCCCAGCGCTGCCGTTCGGCGGTGCCGGGCGTCATGATCTTGTCCATGATCGACTGATCGGCCTTCATCCGGTTGATCTCGGCTTGCGCTTCTGATGCCGACACGCCGAACCGGCCCGAGCCGCCGGTGATGAGTGTATCCTCCGCAATGCCGCCGCCGATCTTCGCCAGGAACTTGAGAGCTTCATCCGAACCCCAGGCCGCCTGCAACTGCGCCACCTTCGACCGATCAAGGCCAAGACCACGCATCGCCGCCTGACAATCCGCCAGTTTTGCATCCTTGTCGGCGCCCCAGGCCTTGAGCTGCGCCTGCGTCAGATCGTCCTGGCGCTTCACCTCCGCGATATGATCCTCGACCTGCTGTGCGACATAGGCATTGGCGACAGCCTCGAAGCCCGCCTTGGGCAAGCCATTCTCATGCGCGATCGCCGCCAGCTTGCCGATCATGTCGCCGTCGAGTTCCAGCCCGCCACTGGTTTCCGGCAGCTTGATCTCATAGCCCTCGGCATTCTCCGGCACACCGATCCCCGCACGAAACGCAGCGACCTCCTCGGCACTGGCGCCCTCACCGGGCACTTTCACCCGCCCGCTGTCATGCAAACCCTTTTCGGCGGAGCGATAGGCCTTCACCAGGCCATCGAGATCCTTGAACCCCTTTGCCTTGATGTAGTCGCGATTGCTGGCCGTCTCCCCCTCTCCAATGTCGCCCGAAATGCCGCCATACCAGTCCGGATCGATGACAGCGCCTTCGCCACCGCCGTTGCCCCCATCGGCACCGCCGCCCAGCGCTTCACTGCCATCGGCCGCGCCACCGTCGCCGCCATTATTGCCACCGTCACCGCCGCCCAGAAGCGCCGCTGCCCCACCCACGTCAAAGTCCATCGTCGACCTCCATCATCATTTGGACCGTTTTTTCATCAAGATTGAGAAAGCTCATCAGCCGCAGCCACACCTCGCGACGCCCCTCGCGGCGCGCCATGATCAGCGGATCGGGCGCGAACGCCGTCGTCTGCGCGAAACAAAAATCGCGAAGGTCGGCCAGCACCGCCTCCGCATCGCGCTTGAGCAGGCTGTTTTCCCCAAAGAACACGCGCTCCGCCGCCGCCTCGACACCTTCCTGTTCCAGTTCAACCACCTGCGGTTCAGCCATGAACAGGCGCTTGAAGGCGCGCGACTGGACGATCGCGCGCACGCGCTTCATGTTGCGGACCTGCGTTGCACTCATAGCCCACCTGCGATCTGGTTGCCCTGCGCCATGTCCTTGTACGCGCCGGCGACGGCCGCCATCTGTTCGGCCGTCTGCTGCTGCATCTCCGCATCAGCCCGCGCCTGGCGTTTCGCGGCAACCTTGTCCGGCGTCGCGATCCAGCTCGGCCGCACACCCAGCACATCCGCCAGGCCGGGCGCCGCCGTGTCGGTATCGACATGATCCCAGACGCCAGGATCTACCTGCGCCATAGGCGTCATCGCCTCAATCCAGCGCGTGAAGCCTGCGCCCTCTCCGGCGCGAGCCATCCGGGACAGAGGATTTTCATAATAGACCATCGGCGAAGCGCCCGCCTCGCGCACGACGTCAGGGAAGGGATCGACCTGCCCAGCGGACATCGCCAACTCCAGATCGCGGAGCGTGACGGGGTTCTGCTTTTCGGTTTCGAACCGATCGGCATAGGGCTCTACCAGCGCGCCCTGTTTGGCCGCGATCTCCAGCACGGCCTGCGCCGATCGCTGCACCGCCTGGTCCTGCCGCAGCAGCATCCAGAAATCTTCCAGGAACTCGGTGCGGATGACATTGCGCTCACCCTCGAGCAGTTCGATGCCTACGGGCAGATCGCCACCTTGAGGGATGGCCTTCACCAGTAAATTCCCCGCATGATCCACCAGACCGGGATTGAGCCCGCCAGGCTTGGTCGACAGGCTGGTGATGCCGTCGTCGTCATAGAAGGCGAGGGCGGGATCGACCGCCTTGTGTCCGGCGCGCAGGATCGTCTGCGCCATGACGTTGGCGCCCATGATCGACGGCAGGACATTGCTCGCAGGCGACCGCCCATATTTCTCGCCCGACGCCGTGTCGTGCCGAGACACGCTGATCGGCATGGTGCGGAACCCGCCGCGGTTGAGGATCCATTTCTCCTCCATCGCGATGTACGTCGAAGAGACAGGCTTGCCGCGATAGTCGAGCCGATCGGGCTCCAGATCGCCATTGGGGCGAACGACGTGCAGCACTTCGAATTCATGATGCGCCTTGTCGTTTTTGATCGCCTCGCGCATTTTTGGCGTCAGGCCATCCTCGCCGAATAGTTGGCGCAACTGGCGGGCAGAGCGCTTGAAGCACCGACGCACCGTGTCGACCTCGCCCACCACATCGGTATCGATGTAACATTCATGCAAGGGCAGGGACCGGTAAAACAGCCCCTTGCCACGAAGCTCGCCGTTCCACATCGGCGCCGTGCCATAGCTGCCCGTTTGCCGAAAATCCTCAAAGGCGGCAGTGCCGAACGCGGCGCCGGGGCGATAGCGGATCGCATAAAGCCGATCACCAGCGGCCTCGCACCAGCGCCGGACCTCCGGCAGCTTGTCGAGATCCTTATCGGCGAAACGGATCTTGATATATTGCTCACGCTTGGGCAGCGTGATGGAGCGCATAGCGGCGGCAAAGCGGCCAAGGCTCTGCACCGCCGTCACATCGAAATTGCTCTGCCCGCGACGGTTGCCGGGCGTCTGCCCCAGAAAACCGCCAGCGCTGTTCGGATTGACCCGCTCCTCGATGTCGCGCCACATGCCCTCATAGGGCGCCCGCTCATTCTTGTTGCGGTCGAGCTCGGCGAGCTCGCGCTTGACCAGCGCTTCATCCTGATTTTCGTCCATCCTTCACGCCCCGCCCTTGGGGGCGAACCGGCCGCCGATGCCGGTTCGCCCGATCACATCAGAAAAAGATATCGTTGCTCAACTGATATTTCTGGCCGGCGCCGACCAGCAGCCGTTCCGGCCGAGCCGACCAGGCCACCTGTTTCCCATCGAGCAGCAGGGCGAAGCCCGCGACATGATAGGGTTGCGCACCCGGCCCGGGGCCCTCGATCGTCACCGGCTCGCGCAACATCAACCCCAGCGCATGATCGGCCCACGCATCGCCCTCGACGACGATCGGCGTCACCCCGCTGTCGCGCGCGCCATCTCCGAACAGGATTTCGACCTTGTCCGCCGCCGCGATCTTTGCGCGAAGCTCATCGCGATCGATCTGGTCGATAATGGCCAGTTTGCGCGGCTTGCCCGAAGCCTTCTCACCCGCCGCTACCTTGGCGGCTTTCGCCTTTGCATTGGCCGCATCCAGCTTCGCCTGCAGATCCTTTACCTCCGCCTGGGCACTTTCGAGCTGCGCGCTCGTATCAGCATGCCCGGCAATTTCCACCGTCAGCGCTTGATCCAGTTCGGCGATCCGCCCCTCGCTCGATCCGATTTCGGAGGAGCTGTCCGACAGCAGCGGGTAAGCTGCATGCACCACGGCCTGAAACAAAATGTCCTTTTCCTGTTGCTCCAGCGGCAGATCGGCGAACGGGACGATGCAGGGGTGGGTTTTCTTCTCCGCATCCTTCACCTCGCCATAGACCCAACCATCGGCGAGCTTTTGCGCCATCCAGCTATCATGGCTGGCCGAAGCGTCAGCGTCGGGATTAAGCACATGAAACTCTACACCTTTGAGAACCGTTTCCTGCTGCCAACCCGGCGCATCGTCCCAGGGCAATTGACTGTCATCACCGATCGCGATGCAATGCGCCCTGTTCACCGCATGCGCGACCTGCGCTGTCGCGAGGGCAGCCGCCGCCAAAATTATCACCTGTGTCATGATTTCTCCTTTCAGCTACCGAGCGTCGTCTTGCCGCCAGCGGAGGCCTCGGCGCCCCCCGTGCCGGTCAGGATGTCCGCCGCGCCACCCTTGCGCCGCAGCAGTTCATCATTGGCCTGGATCTGGGCTGCGGCGTCGTCGCGCGTCGCGGTGGGGAGGGCGTTCGGCACCTTCCCCGGCGTGGCCACCAGCCCCACCGCCTTCAAAACCCCCGTCACCGCTTTCCGCACGAACGCCATAAAACCTCCTCAAAATCCCCGCAGAACATCGAAATCGCTGTCATTCACGACGCGCCGACCAGACCCACGCGGATCTCGGCCGCGAATTTTCGTGATGACATGCTCGCCCTCGAGGGCGGCGTATTGCTCGGCATCGACCACATGCGTGAAGATCGTGTCGGCGACTTCCATCGAACCGCGCGTTTCGCCCGTCGAAAGCTGGGCCTTCTGGTAGCGATAGCCCCCGCTATGCGCCTTGATCAGGTGCGAACAGGCCTGGTTGACGTGATAGCCATCCCGCTCCGACTGCGCCTTCCAGATCGCTTCCTGCCGAAGCGCCTCGCGATTGCTTTTCGCCCGCCGGATCGGGCCCAGGCCGATCGCGGCCTGGCACGCGAGGATCCAGTCATGTTCATTGTCTTCGCGATCGTCGGCGGCGAAAGCGGCAGGATCGGCGACCAGGCGGACATCATCGGCCGTGACGCCGGGAAAATGCTCCAGCGCGGCGGCGCGCACTTTCTTGCCGAACGCCGTCGGGCCCATCTTGAGCAGCTTCCCCTTTTTCGCGCGGTCGAGGTTCACGACCTCGCGATGGGTGCGGATCTGATTATATTCATTCCGCTGCAGGAAAACCGCCGCCGCGAACAACCCCTGGTCAAGCCCGACGATCAACTTGCGCTTGCGCATCCATTCGGTCGGTCGGACATGCAGGCCATGCGCGAATTCGCCATTGACCGGCAGACCGTGCATCAGTGCGACCGGCTTGTTATGCACCATGCGGTCGACATAGCCGGGCTTATGCTTGTTCGCGGCGATCTGCAGGACGTAATAGCCCCTGCCGTTGGGCAGGTTGTGCAGATTTTCCGCGTCCGCTTCCATGCCGCCGGGCTGCACGAACGTCTCGATCAGGTCGCGGCCGTTCAGCGCGGTCTCCAGCATCGCCTTGTCCTCATCGGACATGCCGGCCAGATCCTTGTCGAAAGCCAGCTCATAGGCGTGGTTCTCGACATCGGGCATGTTCATCGAGATGATGATCTGCGGATCGACCACGCTCGACGGGTCAAGATCACTGAAACGACCGACGCGGCCCGTCAGATAGGGCACCAGGTCGGCGGGCTGGAGATCCGCCTCATCGATGATGACGGCGTTGACTTCCCAGCCGCGACAGGCTTCCTCGACCGTCTGCGTGCCGATCGCCCGGAACTCATATTCGATATCGAGGATTTCGAGCACGGCGCCCGACTGGGCGTCACGCCGGATAACCTTGCGGAACCGATGGGTACGCGGCGCGGACCAACTGAACTTCCCCTCGCTTTCAGGAACGATCGTATGCCAGGATTTGATCGTGGTACTGTCGAGGCTGGGATAGCTTTCGCGGATGACGCCGATGCGCGCCTTGCGCACCAGCACCCCATTGACCACCCGGCCGCCCTGCTGCGCACCGACGACCAGGCCGCATTGCAGCGCCGCCATGGTCTTACCCGAGCCCACCGGCCCGATGATGATCTTGATGAACGCCCGCGACCGCATGAACGCATCCGCGATCGGGCCTGGCGAGCGCAGCAGCCGCCGCTGAAGATCCCGCGTCGTCATTTGCCGTCGCCCTCGTCATCGAGCGGCATGAAATCGCCCTCGATAATATTCTGCACTTCAGCCGCGTTGTGCGTGACGCCCGCGATGACCAGATCGGACAGGCCGGTGAAATTCATGTCGACCGCGAGCGGCTTTTTCCCGACCAGATAGGGCATGAGGGTTTCCGCGCAGCGGACGCGTAGCGCCTCGGCCTCGCCATAGCTCATCCGCTCGACCACGATGTTCGGCTTGCCGTTCTTGCGGAAGCTATGGACCTTGGGTTGCTTCGACGCTTCGATCAGCACCTCCGGCGGCGTCGACTGGATTTGCATCAACGTGATCGCGGGATGCTGGCCGAACTGCATGATGTAGCGCTCGAAATCATCGGTTCGCTTGTTCCGGGAACCCTTGGGTCGGCCACCCCGACGCTTCCGCGCCTCGCGCAGCACCGCCATATGCGGCGCTTCCCGTCCCAACGCTTCGCGGGCTTCGACCATTTCCTCGGGCGTCACCGGGCCGAACAGATCTTCCTGCTGCGCCTCCTCGGCAGCGGCGACCTCGACTAATGCCTTGGCCTGCTCGATCTGCGCGTTAAGCGGATCCTTGGGCCGATCAGTTGACATGCGCGCCTCCGCCGTTACCCTGACCAGATCGACGAAGCCCCCAATCGGCACTCACACCCCGGCCCGGCGCTGCAGAGCGAACGGCAAGGGAAGCGCGATCCCCCGGCCCCGTATCCCCCCTTCGAACTTGGCGCGCCTCCGGCTTCCCTGCATGGCAGGCATGAAAACGGCTTTGGGCCGAAATCAGAAAAATCGCGTCCGCTAGGGGGCTGGGGACAGGGCGGCGCGGCGAAGGGGGGGCACCCCCCTCCGGCTGGGCGAGCCGATCGGCACCGGCCCCGCCGACCAGGGCGACCCGCGCCGCGCCGCTGTTCAGCCTGCATAGCTTCCGCCGAGGCTCGACAACCCACGGATTTCCGCGCCCTTCGCCCACCTGTTCCAACATCGCTGTTCCAACACGCCCCGAGCGACCCGCGCAAACCCGCAGAAATCCGCCATTCTTGCCGACGCGCCGCGCCTGGTCGCGATCAGCGCCGCCGACCCAGCCACCCCGCCGCCCGGCCGGAATTCCGGCCCCGAAAGTTTCGCGGCCGCGCCCCTCTTTTTGCCCCCTGATCCGCAGGTCCGAAGGGCTGGCATGAAGGGAGATTGTGTTTCCGCCCCCTATTTTATTCCGAAACTGGCGGTTTTCCGTGGGTTTCAGGTCGCAACGGCGCGCCGGTTCTGGCGAGAACCAAGTGAGAACCAAGCCAGAACCATTAAACCTATGATCATAAAGGATAATCACATGTGGTTCTGTGGTTCTGTATTTTTGCCTCGCATATACGCGCGCGTCTACGCGTACGTACGCGTACGCGCATGACGCGAGGGCAAAACCCGAGAACCGGAGAACCGGACGAAAATATCCTGCGATTTCAATATGTTGATGGTTCTGGCGCGGTTCTGCGTTGGTTCTCGTCAGAACCAACCCCCCCGGCCCGAATGGCGTCGGCCAATGGCAATCCATCTTAACTGCCACCCAACGGGCCGGGGTGCAACGCGAAACAAACGGCGCGCGATGACACGGGCCAGGGTTCGCTACGGCGAGGGGAGCGAATGCAGAGCGGCCGCCGGTCGCTGCGCTCGTCGCCAGCTGCTGCGCAGCCGTCGCCGTGCTCGCTGCGGCCGCAGTTGAGGCGCCAAGATCTTCCCTCGGCGAGAGAGCCCCAAGAGAGCACCCGCGCACCGCGTCGCTGCGCGCCGCTGCGGGTGCGATTTTCGCTCTTGACATGGCGCTTACATGCGGGGTTTCGCGGGCGAAAATCTTTTTTGTTGAGTGGATTGACAGGTGCGAAATCATGCCTCGCTCCCCTTATTATTCCACCGCGCGGCAGCCGGAATTTCACTCTCGTCAATGACCTGATCCAGAGGCACCAGAGTGGCGGTCAGGCTTGATCTGGCGAACTTGACCTTCACACCCTCGACCGCCCCCGGGCTGCGTCCCAGCGCTTGCGCCCAGACGCCATTCGCCCACTTCTTGCCAACGAACATGCCCGCAATGGCCTGATGCGAATTGGCGACCGCAAGAAACCCGGGCGTGCCAGGCTCCCAGATCTTCGACCCGGTTTCGGTCGTCGACACGATTTTGAGGCCCATTTCCTGCAGGCGCCGGTGATAGCGGTTCTCCGACAACGGATCGCACATGTCCTGGACGGCCGAGCCGATCCACGTCCCGATGCTTTCCCGTTCGTCCCCGCCGCGCGCCTGCACCATCGTGGTGCGCATGTGGGTCAGGCAAAGCTCATGCTCTTCCGCGCTATCCGCGACCTCGCGCAACAACCGGACCTCGCACAGGCTCGCAATCTCCTCGACCGTCTCCAGATCGGGCAACTCATCGTAAAGCACCAGGTCGGCGCAGGCGAGCAGCGTGCCGAACTGGTCGCACGCGCGCGCCTTGTGCCCCATGTCGGACAGCGCGGTTCGATAGGCGCGCAGCGTCTCATCCCAGCGCGGCCAGCCATCGACCATCCGGCGCAGGATCTTGCGCCCCATCTCCGGCAGGCGCGCCGCCTTCAGATCTGGCTCCTTCGCGCCTTGGGGCAGGGGATTGAGCGCGCATACGGCCCATCGGCTGCGATCCTGCGGTTCCATCGGCGGAATAAGGATCGACGACGCCCAGAACACGCTCTGCAGCGTGAATTCCATCGCCTGATGGTCCTGCCCGCCGCGATGGGCATCATCGCCGCTGGAAGATACGCGGGCGAGCTCCAGAATGGACTTCGTGCGCCGCTGATCTTCCTCCGCTTCCAGCTCGTCCAGGAACACCGGCACGGTCGCGTTGCGCAATCGCTGGCGGATGCCCGCCGCCGTGGTGTCGGCCGATCGCAGCTGCCCTTTGCCGAACAGCTGATGAAGCAGCATATTCTTGCCGTTCAACGTCGATTTGCCCGTGCCGCGTCCGCCCGTGATCCAGATATTCGGACGCCAATCGAGCGCGCCACCGATGTAACTGGCGCCGATCGCGCCGACCACCAGCAACGGATCGAGCAGCGGCCGCTTCCAGTTCCACGTCGCGATCATGGCGCGTAGCTGCTCGCCGGTCAGGACGGGCCCGGGCTCTGGCCACGGCGTCGCCAGCGCTGGAGCGCTGGGATAGACATGGTCGCCATGCATGCCGGTCGGAAAATATTCGATCTCATCGCCGTCGCCATTCAGGCGCAGCCGCCGACGCATCACGCGATTGCCCAAATGCAGCACCAGCGCATCATTGTCGCTGCGATGGGCTCCAGCGCCGCGAATTTTCCCCGCCGGGTCGAATATCCCGCGCCTGGTGCATTCGATGATCAGCGCGCGGCTTGCCTCATCCTGCTTAAAGCCAGTGATGCGCGATGGCTCAGTAATCTCGCCCGATTTCTTGTCGACTTTCGGCGCAGACCATTGGGGAAAATTCAGTTCCAGCCAGTTATACTTCGCGCCGAATAGACCAACGAGGCTATTCTTGCCGTGGCGATTGCCCATATCCAGATCAATGATTTGACCATTGATGTCGAGATACCAGCATTTCTGGTGCAGCACGCCCAAACAAGTCACCGGACATTCGCGGGGCAGGGGAGGCGCATCCAGATCGTCGCCATCATCATAGCCGCCGAACGGCCCGATATCGCCCTCATCCGCCAGCTGGGGCGCATCCTGCGCGCCGTCGATCGCGGCGCCGATGTCGACGATGTTGTCGCGCCTGGTCGCCATCACTCAGCGCTCCCCGCAAAGGCGGCAGAGAAACGCGAGGCATGCCCCCCCCCCATAGACACGATTGGCCAGAACCAAGATCCAGCCAGCAGGCGGCGTATCAGGCACGGCGCCTATCCCCTTGGCCCGGCACTGGCGGCAATGGACGATCCCGCTCATGCCGCGTCACCCCGCGAAAACCGATCATAGCGCTTCTCCATCTCGCCATAGCGAGGCAGCGCGATCTTCTCGGGACGGGGCCGAGGAGGCGACACCAACCCCTCGGCCCGCGCGCCTGCGGACGGGGACGCTTGTCTGTCGCCCCCATCCACCGCGACCGGCGCCCCCGCAACGCCGCCCTTCTCCAACTCCGCCATGCGCGCCTCGGCCTGGGCAGCGGTGCAGCTGCCACCCAATATCTTCGCGCACTCGGCAAAGCTGAACAGATCCTCGCGCAGCTGCCTCAACTCGCGATCGCGCCGGGGCGTCCAGCGGAACGGCCGACCGTCCCCTGCGCCCCGCGCCTTAGCCGCGGCGATCGCAATCGCCTCCGCATGCGTCATCATGCCGCTTTCTCCCCAGCGCCACCGCGCTGCAGCCATTCGTTGAAATCCTTGAACCCGACCGGCGGCATCGCATATTTGACCCGCACGCCCCGCGCCTGCTGCCGGGCGATCACCCGCTCCAGCAGATCAACGGCCGAACTGCCCGCCTCATCGCGATCGCACAGGATCACCAGCTCGCCGACGCGATCCGGCCACACGATCGACCCGATATTGCCCAGCGAATAACCCGCGCCGACGCGGATCTCCGGCTTGGCCATGGCGACCGTCAGCGCATCCTCGATCCCCTCGGCGACGTGCATGGCCTCGCCCTCGGGCATGTCCGCCATCGACTTGCCCGACGCGCCCTTGCGCAACGGAATGAAGGATCCGCCGCAAGCGCCCAGCACCATCTTGGCGTTGGGGCTGTCCAGCTTCACCCAGCCGCGCCGGGGATCATGCTGCAGATAGGTGCGATGCGTCGCCACATGCTGCCCGTCGGGCGTGAACATGGCCGACACCATCGCCGGGATCTTCACGCTCAACTCGCGGTTCCACACCTCGGCATGGAAGCGCAGCGCGCCGGGCCACTTGCCCAGCGCTTCGATCTTGATGCCGCGTCCGCGCAGATAAGCCTCGGCCGGGGTGCCGCCGATCGGCTTGCTCCCCATCCACAACGCCACCGCGCGTCGGCGCTTCTGCTCCTTGATCTCGCGGGCCTTGCGCTCGCTTTCTTCGCTCGCCTCGCGTGCCTCGCGCTTGCGGACCTCCAACCGGGCCGGGTCGAGATGATCCAGCCCCAGCCAGCTTTTCGCCCACTTGATCGCCTCGCCAATCTCGCCGCCGAACCGCACATGGCGGATCAGATGCAGGCAGTCGCCGCCCAGATAGCCATTGCCGCTGGGCTCGGAAAAATCGGTCCACATGCCCTTATTCGGGCCGGACACATTGATTTTCAGGCTCTGCCCCGGCTCGCCCGACAGCGACCCGACGCTCAGGAAATGCCCGTCGCGCCGACAGTTGGGCAACAGCTCCCAGGCAAGCCGCTCGATATCCTCGCGCAGCAGCTGCTCGATCTCGCGGACCTCGATGGCATAGCGCCCGGCGGATGCACCGCGATCGCTCATGGCCGACCGTCCCGCCAGTCGCGAAGCTTCCGCGACAGCTCGAATAGCCCGATGGAGCCGATCAGGATGAGGATATCGATCGTCAGCCTCATCGCGCCCACTCCGGCGGAAAGACTGACAGTTCCAGCCTGGTGAATGGACGCCCTGCAGATCCGGCGGGGACGGGAACCGGTGCCCCCGCCGGATCTGAGGCGACCCCCGGCGATGTCAAAGCATCGCCAGTCGGCAAACCTTCCACTTCACGCAGCAGCCTGTTCGCGACGCGCAGCTCCACCAGCGCATCGTTGACCGCGCGCACGGCATTTTGCTTCCGCCATTTCGCTAAAGCTAATTCCCCCGCCATCCCGGCTAACCCGCTCTGAAATGCTGAGATTTCAGCAAAGGAAGGAAAATCGTTAACCATGATCTTCCAAGAAATTCCGCCACGACAACTTGAAAAGAGCGGGATTTAACTTGGACTATTGGATTGAAAATGCGCCGATCGTCGAAACCACCGGCGACAATGTCCGTATGAAGACCGGCGCCCACGGCGTCGTCATGCCGCGCCACGTCGCCCTGCGCCTGGCCCGCGAACTGTTCGCGGCGATCGCGGAACTGGAAGACCGCCCGACGGCGCCCGTCGTGGCGCTGCATCAGGCCGGATAGACAGGGCCGGGGGGTCTTTCGGGCGGCGAGGCTTGCACCCCGCCGCCCTTCCATCCATGCCGTCAGAACCACCAATGACCAAATTGAGGGCGACATGGACGAAATCAAAATCACGCCGCTGCACACGCTGGCGGCGCGGCTTTCAGTGATCGAGCTGCTGATGCACGACATCATCGCCCACTCCCTCGCGGACGAAGCGGACCTGCAAGCATGGATGCAATCCATCGCGCCGGGCGCGAGCGCAGCTGCCGATGCTCGCGGCCTGACGCCGGAGGCGATCGCCTATCAGACGGCATGGGATGATGCGCTGACGGGCGTGCAGCGTCAGTTTGCACATCTGCGTCGAGCGCGTGGCCAAGCTCGGCGAGCTGGTCGATAGCCGCCAGATGAGCGGAAAGGGGGAACCGCAACATTATGCAGCATCCTTTTGCGCATCAAGTGGCGGCAAATCGTAAAAATCATTAGGTGCAATGACGCCATCAGTGATGGCGTACAGATCCGCCATCGTCGTTTGGCCGGGAATTCGCTTGCGCTTCTCCCAGTCATTCCACGCCGCACGACTGACACCGATCAGACCGGCAGCATGCTCCATCGTCATCGGCTTGCCGTTCACAATCTGCGAGCGGCGCCACTTTTCGAGAGGATGCAATGCTTGTTTCGACATGGGACGCCTGAGTTAGCATTCTGCTAACACCTTGACAACGCTTTGTTCGCAATTCACGAGCTATTTTCATGTCAGCAGAAGTCTTACATTTTCGTCCCATGACGGAGATGCCGAACAGGATCAGGGAGTTGCGCATGGCGCGTGGCTGGTCCCAAGACCAGCTTGCGGCGCGTGTCGGTTGTTCGAAGCCGCAGATCAGTGACCTCGAACGCGGCAATCGCGGCCTCGATCTGGACTGGATGCGGCGCCTTGCTGACGCTCTAGGCGTCCTGCCCGCGCATCTCCTCAGTGACCATGACAACCCCGAACGTCTGACGGACGAGGAACGGGCATTGATCTGGCGCTACAGAGATATGCCGGCTGGTGAGCGAGAAATGCTGGAGCGCGTCGCGGACGTTCGTCCGGCTTATCGTGAGCAGCCGAGGGATAAGAACGCCGCCTAATGCGGCGACATTCCTACGACATTTCTACCATCGTTGTGCGGGCCCTACTGCTCGGCTCCTTCGCGACGCTCATCGCGGGAATTATTGCCGAACCGCTGGGCTACTGGCGCGCTGGCGAAATCCTGATCGATGTCGGCCTTTTCGGGAATGTGGCCGGAATTATCGCGATGGTCTGGGTGGGGGTGAGATATTGAGATGCGCAAATTGATGACGATCTCAATCGTGGCATGTTTAGCCGCTTCTTCGCCGCTCTATGCTGGCGATCGGTTTGATCGCGCCAAGGCTGCCAATGACACGTGGGAGAAATGCGTCATCGGTCAAGCTGTCATTCTGAAAGATCAAACCTCGCCTTACAACGCCGTGGAAGCGGCTTTCGGCCGCTGCGATGAGGCGGAGCAGTCTTTCCGCTTTGAACTAAAGCGCTGGTCGAAGGGGCCTCTCGGCGCATTCGGGTCATCAGCCTCACCGCGCCGCTTGGATGAGATGCTGGAGCAGGAGCGCGAACGGATACGTCGGCGCGCGACCTCTGAAATGTTCATAGGTCGCTGACGAGGAGTTAGCAAAACGCGAACTTTGTTATTGACGTTGTTAGCATATTGCTGACATAAGACCTCCGTTCACACCGAACGGAGGCCCAATGCCATGCACCTTGTCCCGATACCGGCCGACAATGTGATGCCTTTCCCGGCGATGCCGGCGGCACCACGTCAAAGCCGTCCTTCACCGATCCCCGACCGCGCCGACCCCACCTGGACGATGGCCGCCATCGCCCGCATGCTGGGCGTCCACTGGCGCAGCGAGCGCTGGCAGCGCGCCTATTTTCGCGACCTGATCGCCAACGCCCGCTTCCCTAAACCACTGCCGACCCGCCACCTTGGCGGACTGGTCGACGATGTGGTGCCGCGCAAATCGCGCTGGCTGCCCGCCGCCGTCACCGGCTGGATCAACGGCCACCTGCCCAGCGAAGCGCTCGAAGCCCAGGCCGAGCAGGACGCCACCGCCGCCGCCGACCGCCTAGACGCGGCCGCCGACAATCTGTTCGGAGGCAGCGCGGCATGAGGAACCTGCGGGGGGAAAAGACCCAGGGCTTCGTTTCCATGGACGGAGACGATCCCGAATATGGCGCGCCCACCCGGCCGATTACGGTCGACGGCATCACCTATTTGCCAGCGACCGATTGCACCTTCGCATCGCCGGAGGACAATCGCGGCCGCAGGCACGGGATGCTGTTGGTCAGCCTGGGACGCGCTGGCCTGAATGTCGCCATGTCTCCGGCGTCGCTGCGCACCTTCGCCAGCCACATGAACAAGGTGGCAGGGGAGATCGAGGCAGCCGCCAAGGCGCAGACCGACGCGGCACTCGCCCGCGCCGCCGGGAGGAACCGGGCATGACCGCTCCGAAGCTCGCTCCGGCGCAAATGGCGCATAAGCATTTAGGCGGATTGTATTTGCAGCCCGTCAGCCGCAACACGAAAGAGCCGGGCGATGCATCCCCCCGCCGCGTCCGGCTCCAGGCGCCACCGCGCCGACCCGATCCGTTGGCAGTGACTGACACTCCTGTTCAGCGGGTCGGGCTTGTGGTGGCCATCCTGATGATCGGCCTTGGCCTTCTCGTCATGACGCCGAACCCGGTCACCTGGCCCTGACGGCCAATTCCCAAATTCAGATGCGCGAGGCGGGGCGCGCGGCGCGGCGGTACGACCGCCGGGGCGAAAGCCGGTAGACCAAAGGCGTTGACGCCACCCGCCACCTTCACAGGAGGCACCCCCATGAACCGCGCAGAACGCCGCAGCCTTGGCGTCAAGAAAGACTTGATCGAAACGCAGTGGCGGTCGCTCGCCAAAGCAACCGGCATTTCAGAAAAAGACAATCCGGTTCAGTATCAGGAGATGCGGCGAGGCTTCTTCTCAGGAGCTTTCGCGCTGCTGCAATCGATCATCAGTGTCCTCGAACCAGGCGACGAACCCACCGACAAAGATCTGGCCCAGATGGATGCCATCGATCAGGAAATAACCCAATTCTTTCTGACGATCGGCAGCCCGTTCGAGGGACAGTCCATGGGAGGGGAGGCATGACCGACGCCTTCACCCCGCAAAGCCTGCGCCTCACGCCCGAGCCGCCGATCGCCACCGCCAACAGCGAACCGACCCTCGACTTTCTCACCGGTCCCGCATTGCGAATGGTTATCGCCGAGCGGATGGAGCAGATCGAGACGCACGGGCACCACCCCGACCATGATCTCGCCTACGACCAGGTCGAACTGGCGCTGGCAGGCAAGGCCTATCTCGACACCTACATCGATCTGGCCTTGGCGCCGGAGATGGCGCGCAAGCCCGACGACGTGCCGGAAAGCTGGCCGTGGCCGCATCATTTCTGGAAGGAACCCGGTCCGGCCGACCAGGTCAAGGCGCTGACCAAAGCCATCGCCCTGCAAATGGCCGAACTGGACCGCGTCCTTGCCGCCCTCGCCATCATCCACGCGGCCCGACCGCTTATCACCCAGGAGTAAAATTATGAGCGAAGGAAACGTCGCAGCCGACCAGCTGCGCCTGCTGATCGAGCGCATCGAGCGCCTCGAGGACGAGAAAAAGGGCATCAGCGACGACATCAAGGATGTCTATCTGGAGGCCAAGGCCACCGGCTACGACCCCAAGATCATCCGCAACATCGTCCGCCTGCGGAAGATGCCCGCCCACGACCGGCAGGAAATGGAAGCGATCCTGCAGACCTATCTCGCAGCGCTGGGGATGGAATGATGGCGACGATCGCGCACACGCCGGGGCCTTGGACGGTTAATGGCTCAACGGTTTTTGGCCCTGATGACGCACATGGTCATGTGGTTCATGTTGCTGTCCTTGCTCATGGGTTGAAGCTCGAAGCTAATGGCCGCCTGATCACGACCGCGCCAGATCTACTCGATATCGCGGTTCGATTGGTGAAATGGGACAAGGAATTCCCGGTCAACTGCCACAATGGATATGTCGGCCTTAAGGAACTCGACGCGATCATCGCCGCCGGTTCCGTCGCGATCGCGAAAGCGATGGAGGCTTCCTGATGTTCCAGCCCGACGATCACGATCGCCGTCAGGCGGAAAGCGTTCGCCGAGCCGAGCGGGGCATGCTCGGCCTAGTCGCCGTGTTCGTCCTGCTCATGATCTATCGGGTCGGACAGGCATGGTGGGAGGGTCGGCTATGACTAACGCCGAACGCATCCAGCTCCACCGCCTGCCGACCCAACTGGATCTTGTCCGCCGCCGCCTGGAGCAACTGGACCGCACCCCGCGCCATGAGCGCAAGAAATACTGGCGCCACCGCCACGCCGCGGCGGTCGCCAAGCACAAACGCCTGACCGAACGCGCCGCCGCCTTCGGACTGGCCGACCTCGTCACGGGAGAAGTCGCATGACCGCCATCGACCACAATTTCCCCTGCCTGTCGCCCGACAGTGCCCCCCCTCAGACCATTCCCAATCGTCTGCTGCTGGCCGAACTGGAGCGAGAGCTGCACCAGCGTCGCGACAGCTATCCGGGGCGCGTCGACAAGGGACGGATGCACCGCCTCGACGCGGAGCGCGGCATCGACCTGATGCGCGCCCTGGTCGAGGATTACAAACGGTCCGTGGCTCTGGACCTGTGGTACGAAAACAAGGAAAGCCCCCAGGGCGATGCGCTTTGGCTGGCCCTGGTAAAACAGCAGGCAGCCGCCGACGCGGCGCTGCAACCCTTCCGCTGGTCGGAGATCGTGGCCGAGCTGCAGCGCGAAATTCGCAAGCGCCGCAAATATTATCCGCAATGGGTCGCCGCCGGCACGCTGGAGCCGATGCGCGCCCGCCACCAGATGGAACGCATCGAGACAGTCCACTTCCACTGGTGGCGCGGCATGGCCCACTTCATGCCCGACGATCTGCACCATGTGCAGCACAAGGTCCGCCAGCCCGGCCCGGAGCGCAACGCCTACTACACCGCCTGCCGCGCCCACCGCGCCCGCTTCGATCCCGACAGCGACCGGGGCGATTATGCCGCAGCCGAGGAACAGCAGGAACTGGCGCTGTGAAATGGCACCTGTCCGCCAGCGCCTATCATGAACTCCAGCGAAGCGAGAACGCCTCGCTCCGCCCCGGCTTCGACCTGATCGGCAACCCGACCTTCGGCCAGTGGATGGGAACGCAGATCTTCGAAAGCCACCTGTTCCCATACCAGTCGACCTGCGCCCAATGCCACGGAAGCGGCGACGGCGGCGAGACCTCGACATGGTGCCTGTCATGCCAGGGAACCGGCGGCGCCACGATCGACGGCCTCGGCATCGACCATCGGAACAAGACCTATCTACTCGCCAAACCGCTACCGCGCCGCTTCGCGATCAGCTTCCCCACCAAGATTTCAGTCCCCGCCGCGCCGATGCGCGGCCGTATCAAGGAGGTTCGCCTGTAATGACCTGGAAACCCGACATCGTGATCTATCACAGCCCCTGCGACGATGGCTTTGGAGCCGCCTGGGCAGCCTGGAAGCGCTGGGGCGACAGCGTCGAATATGTGCCCGCCACCTATGGCAAGCCCGCTCCAGACGTGGCGGGCAAGCATGTCCTCATGGCTGATTTCAGCTACAAGCGCCTGGAGCTTGAGGCGATGGCCCAATCTGCGAAGTCGATCATCATCCTCGACCACCACAAGACCGCCCGTGACGAGCTGGCGCCATTCCAATATGGCGCATCCAACTCGCGAGGCGCGATGTCGATCGACGATGTCCCGGCCGTCATGATAGCGACCGCCGAATTTCAGAAACCCGCTGTTGCTGCCGTATTTGATATGGATCGCAGCGGCGCCCGCATGACATGGGACTTTTGTCACCCGGACAAGGATGTCCCCGAGCTGATCCGCTTAATCGAGGATCGCGATCTCTGCCGCTTCGACTATCCGCAGACCCGCGCTTTCAGCCTATGGCTTCGCTCGCACCGCTACGATTTCCAGACATGGGACCGCATTGCTCAGCAGATGGACAGCGCCGCAGCCGCCGACATCATGCGCCAGGCGATCGCGATCGAGGGCTTTTACGACCAAAAGATCAGCGAGATCGCCGCGACCGCCCGCTGGTTGAAGATCAACAATATCCCCGTACCAGTCGCCAACTGCACTTGGGCATTCGCCAGCGACGTCGCCCATGCTCTGCTGGTCAAGCACCCGGAAGCTGCGTTCGCCGCCACCTATTACGATCGCGGCGACGGCGCCCGCACCTACAGCCTGCGCAGCGAGGACGAACGCGACGACGTGTCGGTCCACGCCAGGCGCTATGGCGGCGGCGGCCACCGCAACGCCGCCGGGTTCGAGGTGCCGGCGATATGAGCATGGACTATATCCGCCGCACCTACGGCGTTCCCGCGAAGCGAGGCGCCCGCGTAGCTTATACCGGCAGCGGCAAGCGGCAGCTGGGCGAGATCACCGGCGCAGACGGCGCGCACCTGATGATCCGGTTGGTCGGATCGCAGCATTCGCTGCCGTACCATCCGACCTGGGAGATCGAATATATCGATCAGCAGGAGGCGGCATGAGCACGATCGTCGGCAACTACGTCAAAACCTTCGCCGAGGCCGACATGGGGATGCTGGAGGGCGCGAGCCTGAATGCGCCCTACAAATTCTTTTGGGTCTATGTGTCGGCCGTCGAGAAGGATCACATCGTCTGCACCGGCGGGGGCCAGGAAATGCGCTTACCATACCGACGGACGCGCCTCGGCGATCGCGCCAAGGCCATTGTGCAGGATCCCGTTTTTGGCCCGATAGAATTCAAGGTTGCGCCGTTCAAGCGGAGGGACGAGGCATGATCGTGGTCAGCGTTATTCTCCTGTCTGCCCAGGACGGCAGTTCGCAAGAGCTTGCCCGCATGGAGATCTGCAACATGGGCACGGGCACCGCCCAGACCGGCAACTATTCGGCCGAGACACTGCGCGGTCGATCGACGGAACAGCTCAACCGCCGCGCGCGCCAGCGCATCGGCTATGTGAACGGCCATCCACGCCAGCGCGAGCATGTCTGGAACCTGGTCGCGAAGTGCTTGCGCGCGCTGCGTTATGGGGAGCCGGATGAAGGGCGCTGACCAATGCCCGAAATGCGCAAGCCGCAGCTGGTCGGACGTGGAGCAGCAGGTGACGGACTTCTACGCCGCCACGCTCCGCGTCTGCGGAAACTGTGCCACCGCGTGGGAGCCGTTCGAGCAGGCCGATCTGCTCGACGATGACGATCGCCATTCCAGCTTCAAACATCCTTGTGACAACTGCGCATTCCGGAAGGGATCGCCAGAGCAGCGCGACAAGGAGGGGTGGGAAAGTAAGATGATCTCACTATCGTTCGGCAACAGCTTTCACTGTCACAAGGGCGTGCCCGTCACGCCCGACAGCAAGAACGGCTTCGACTATCCGACTGATCGCAGAAAGCTCCGCCTGTGTAGGGGATATCTGAATTCGATCGTCGGCCCGCGCTTGAACGAGCTCGCGCGCAAATATGAGCCGACCGACAGTTGCGGGGGCGAAACGCCTTGGATTGACCCGGCCTATCCACCGCGCCCATAATCACCCCGCCTTATCGACGGAAGGCTCCCATGGCAAAAATCGACATACCCGGCCTGGTCATCAAGCGCCGGGACAAGAAACTCTATCACTACTGGCAGCCATCGGCGACGCTGAAACGGGCGGGCTGGCAGTCGGTCCCTCTCGGCACGGATCCACGCGCCGCACAACGCGCTGCCGAGCAGCAGAACGACAAGGTCGCCGAATGGCGCGCCGGCGGCGCTGCGCCGCGCACCGTCAAGAAATTCATCAAGGGCGGCACCGTCGACCAGCTGATCGCCCGCTACATCACCGATCGCTTCCCCGAACTGGGCGAGAAGACCCGCAAGGAATATCGGACCAAGCTGAACATCATCCAGCGCTGGGCGGGCGCCGAGCAGGTGTCGCACATCGACCGCAAACGCGTCCGCAAATTGAAGGAAGTATTGCTGCGCCCCGACAAGGATGGCGTGGTGAAGCTGCACCGCGCCGCCGGCGCAATGCGCGTCCTGAAAACCCTGCTCGAATTCGCGATCGACGCGGGCTTTCTGCCCGAAGACACGCGCAATCCCGCGTCCAACCAGAACATGCCCACGCCGCCGGCGCGTGCGCACATCTGGTCGCAGGCCGCGATCGACGCCGTGACCGCTGCGGCTATCGAGGAGGGACAGCCCGGCGCCGCGCTCGGCATCCGCCTCGGCCGCGAGATCGGCCAACGCGAGGCCGACATCCTGAAACTGGTCATCAGCCGATGGATCGAGATCCCGCGCCATAAGCTCAACCCCGAAGATTGGGACGCCCTGGCCGAGCCAAGCATCAATGGTCCGAGCGTCTGGGGCGTTCGCCTGCGGCAGGGTAAGACCAACCGCTGGGTCGAAATCCCGCTGGTCGGCCAGACCAGGCGCTTGATGGAAACGGCGATCGCCGAGGCGAAGGCCATGGGCACGACCGTCATTCTGCATGAAATGGCGATCCCGCAGGAATTTCGCGACGTGACGCAGTTCGAACGGCACTTGGCGCGCTCCTATGCGCGAGAGACCGGCCGCATCGCCACGCCCGAACAGATCGAGCAGATGGTGCGCGAGGGCTATGTGCCCCGCCCATGGACAGAAACCCGCTTCCAGCGCGCGATTGCCCGCATCCGCGACAAGGCGGCCGAGCAGGCCCGAGCCGCCGGCGACGAGGAACTGGCGGCCGAGATCGAGACGGTCGAATTCCGCGACCTGCGCCGCACCGCCGTCGTATCCCTGGGCGAACTCGGCATCGAGGACCAACTCATCGCCGCCATCACTGGCCACCAGCTGGACCATACCAAGAAGATCCTCGAAACCTACATGCCCCGCACGACCAAGATGGCGGGCAGGGCGATCGCGCTCCAGCAGGAACGCAGCAACGTCACGCCGATCGACCGGAGCAAGCAGGCCGATGGGCGTTAACATCAACATCGAAACAACCGACGGGCAGCGACATCCCGACTGGGACTATACCCGATATGGCGGCGATCGCGATTTCGCCTCAGCCTTCCACGACCTCGATGTAGATGAGTGGACCCCGAAAGGCTTCCCCTGGGAGGATGACAGGATCGTGTATCGTCCGAAGGATTTCGCCGCCTTTCGGGCGCTGGCCGCAAAAAGCGAGTGGCCGGAAAGATGGGCAAAGGCCGCCGATATCCTCGAGACGAACCCTGAATATTGGCTATATTTTTCGTACTGAATTTCACCATCGGATCAGCAGGAGCAAGCATGAGCGACCGGAAAAAAATTTTCGATGCCATGCGCGAGATGCGGGACGCTGCCTGGCGATCCGGCAGGACGCCGCGTCGCTGGGAGATCAATGGTGCGGGGCTGGACGAGCTAATGATGGATGAGCGCCTCACGGGCCGAGACATAAACGCCGGGCTGGTCGGCCAGCCATTTCTCGGGGCACCTATCGCCATGATGCCCACGCCAGGAAACGGCCCTATGGTTGAACTGATCGTTGACGAACTGCCGCCTCAAAGATAAGGGCGGCTTACTGACCGACGGGGCATGTTGGAATTCCAACATTTCCCATGTTGGAACAAATCGGCGGAAACGCGGATTTATCTAACAAAATCAACGGTTAGCGGGTGTAGCTCAATGGTAGAGCAGCAGCTTCCCAAGCTGACGACGGGGGTTCGATTCCCCTCACCCGCTCCAAATTCCTGAAATTCGCTATCCGACCTGACGCTTAGCCAATTTGCGCGCCAGCGTGCGGCGGTGCATGCCCAATCGGCGCGCGGCTTCGGAAATGTTGAAGTCGCTGTCCTTCAAAACCTCATGAATATGCTCCCATTCCAGCGTCTTGATAGATGTCGGAC